GCAACGTCCGTGCTGGACGCTGAGATGGCCGCCCAGTACCTGCTGGACCATGGCTTCGACTCGTGGGACGAGTTCGACACGGATATCGTCGTCGCCGTCGCCTGATCGGGTTGGCCCTTCGGGGTCGGCCTTCGGCCCCGGCGACCCGTGGGGATTGTTTAGACAATCACTTGACAGGCGTCCGTGGGAAGAGTAAGGTAGGGGTATGAACAACCAACCGAAGTGTACGATCTGCGGAGGGACCGGACCCGGCTACGAGTTTCCGATCTGGCCCAAGTGTACGGACAAGGCGTTCGGCACAATCTGTGCCGAGTGCGACCATGAACGCTCGAACGAGTACGGCATGGTCTGAGTCTTTCTAGCACGAAAAGTAAAACCCCCGGTTTCGGCCGGGGGGTTTCGTCGTTTTGCGCCGAACTCAGGTTCTTCAGTGTGAAGCCCCGCCGAATCGTGGGGATTGGTCAAAGAATCCCTTGACAGGTGTTCGTAGGGTGTGTAAGGTGGAGGCATGGAAACAATCGCATTCATCGGAACCACCGCATTCGGCATCGGCTTCACGGCCTTGGTGCTGTACCTGTGCCACGACAAGCACCCGTGGGGGTGCCCGTGATGCCTAGATACCTGATTCGCGGAACGATCTACGGCTCCTTTGAGTACGAAGCCGAGTGCCCGAACGAGGCCGATGCGCACCTAACGGCGCTGAACTCCCGTGACCACTACACCGACATGGAGGTTGACGTTGAGGAACTCGCCCCTGAGGACGAGTGGCCCTGATGGACTTCTTTGCGCGAGGCGCATACCATCGGGCCAAGAAGATCTGGAAAGGTCCGAAGAAGAAGCGCAAGGGAACCCGGCTGACCGTCGGCATGGACGGCGTTCGTAGGAAGCGAAAGAAGAAGGCGTGGTACGAATGAAAACCATCGACTTTAACGGCTTTCTGCGCTGGGTGACCAAGCGTCACGGGGAGGACCACGGGCTGGATCGATGGCGTGTGGAACGCTACGGCCAAGCCTTCTTCAACGTTCTTTCATTGGCGAAGCCGGGGCTCGCGGAGCATCTGCGCGGCCATCTCCTTGACCCGTTCCACTTCGAGACTGTCCGACCGGAAGTTCTGGCGTGGCTGGAGCGCAACTGGGACACACCCGACCATGACGATCTGCTCTGGGGTGCATCCTCGAACAAACAATCCCTTGACAGCCTGCCGTCTAGCGAGTAAGGTAAGAGTATGAGACTACAACAAGCAATGCGAGAGAAAATCCACATGTACGACCAGTGCGTCATCGCTCTGGGCCATGACCCCGAGAAGGCGGGTCGGAACGAAGAAATGGATGCCATGGTCGACTTCCTAGAGGAAGAGCGTAACCGTGTCCGTATCGAACTCAAAGACTTGGAGGACGGCTCGCACGAACTGTTCCGAGGAACAGTCGATCCTCGCATGTTCGATCCGGGCGACATGAGCAACGCAGACATTGCCACCATGATCTTGGACATGAAGGACTAGGGGAAGGCCCCGGAAATGCTGAAGACCAAACAGAACGCCTACAAGACCATCATCACGGTGTCGGAGCAGTTCCTCGTCTATCTGGACGAGGACTTCGTCAAGGGCATCGCTTACGACAAGATGCTCGAAGCGCTGCCGGATGAAGACGGCTACGACAAGGAGGACGCCATGAACGAGGCCTTCGAGAAGTTGACCGCTGACGACGAAGTCTTTGAGGACGCTGTGGCTGAGGCCATTGAGAACGGCTGGCCGGGTTATGGCCCGCCCATGTCTGAGTGGGACGAAGATACGTTGCGTCGCAACAAGACTGCCTCGCTCGGCGCAGACGATCCGACTGAGGTCTACGACATTGAGTTCGTGACGGACATTGACATGGAGGACATCCTCCACTAGTCCTTTCCGCCACCGTGTAAGTGTTGCCGTGTATCGGCGACCTCTCAGCGGGGCCTGGCCGGCCCACGATCATGCGAACTCCATACAAGGATCGCCGGCTTCGCCTTCGTTCTGAATGTTCGACTTGACAACCCCTTGTCGATCGACTAAGGTGGGGGTATGGAAACAAACGAAACCCCACTGGTGTCGTGTCGCAAGTGCGGCGACGACCTGACGTACCACCCCTCGATGGAACCGATCAAGACTGAGAGCGGTCGCAATCGGGTGATGTGCGTACCCTGCATCTACCACATGCTCTGATCTCCCCCGAAGGAGAAGGTGCCCCCTTCGGGGGGCGCTTTTTTGTGCCCAAATCGTGTTCTTGCCGGCGAGCCCCGCAAACTGTAGGCTGCCCGCATGCCCTTACCTCCGCTGCACACCTGCTACTACTGCAAGCACGAGGTGAACACGAAGTCGTCTAGTGCGCTGCGGCTGGTAACCGGCTGGGTGTCGGGGCCTACGGGCAGAACGGTCAAAGATCGAGTTCAGGAACACTACAAGTATTGCCACGAAACGTGCCTGCCCAAGAAGGCCGAGGACGCAACGATCCCGTTGTTCTAAAGAATCCCTTGACAAGCCGGTAGGGATCATGTAAGATGTAGTTATCGACCGGAAGCCACCGCAACGCTGGTAGAGCCGAACAGTCGCAGATGTAAGTGCCGTGCACAGGCCAATCGGGAAGATGCCCCCTTCGGGGGGCCTTTTCTTTTGCCTTGATGCGCGCTGTGCTCTGAGGCCCCGTACAACTAGCAGTATCGTTTGGCATGGACGAACTCAGCGATGACCTTCTTGCTCACAAGATCGCAAAGAACACGCGCGACGTGGAAGCCATCATTCGAGAAATCGAGAATCTGAACCATAAGATCGCCCAGATGCGACTCGACTTGTCGGAACCCGACGAGAAGTCACTTGGTGCCACGCAGGGAAACCTCTACCAATGGAGCGATTATCGCTCAAACGAGTGGCCGGCTCGGCTTCTTTGGGACGATGAAGAACACGGGCGTGAGCGTTAGGCGGGGCTCGCCGACATCAACTTTGATTTAGGCAAGAGAAAAGCCCCCCGAAGGGGGCCTTTCACTCCGAGGGCTAAGAGTTGGGATCTCCCCCTTCTCCCTCCCCGGATGCGTAACGAACCGGGACTAACCGCTCACCTGCGCGCGATCCCCGAGGGTTTTGGCACCTACGAGATGACCATTGCCCCCGAGTGGGCGCTACTGAGGTTACGAGATCATCTTACTCGATCCCGGCCAGCGTGTCAAGCAGTTAGGGCAGAAACCTCACCCGCTTGGTTAGTGGGCGGCGACTGCGCCATGAAGCAAGGCTTCTACGGCACAGAGTATACGAGAGCCCCGACTAGGTGTCAAGTGTTAGTTGAACGGGGTTGGCGAGCGCGTGAAGGTCAAGCAGAAGGTCCTGAACTTCGGTTGAAGTGAACACCTCTCGTTGTGCGGTGAGAGCCAGGAAGGACTCGATTTCTTCGATCAATGAGGGTTCGGTCTGGGTCATGTCTGTAGTGTACAACAGCCCCGTGGAGAGGTCAAGGAGATACAAAAGAAATCCTCCCCCCGAGGCGGCGGGGGGAGGTGCGCAGGGGCCACGAACCCTGCAGGTCAGTTCGGCATGTTGGACCAAGCGGCGCCGAAGGAGTACGGGCGATCCGTCAGCGGGACGGCGTCCCAGCAGGAGGCGCAGAACTCTTTGGAGTTGTAAGCGGAGAGGGGGACTGAGCAGTTGTCAGCAGCGCAGATGCGCTTCTTTCCTCCACCGTATGTTCGAGTGGTCTTACCTGTGATGATGTTTCCGCCTGTGTCCATACCCTGACAGTATCAGACCTGAGTGACCGTGTCAAGTCTTATGAGAAAGTTTCTGAACGACTTGACAAGAGGTCGTGGGTTTAGTAAGGTGGAGACATGGACGACACGACGGTAACAGATTGGGTGGACGTGACCGCCGAGTGCGGTCAGTGCGCGACAGAAGATACCGTTAGCGTGCCGACCGGGCAGTACCGCGAGTGGAAGAACGGTGCTAACATCTCGTTGGTGTTCGGGAACCTGTCGCCCAATCAGCGTGACATCCTGATCGGCGCAGACACTTCTCGACCGATGCCGTTCTACCTGTGTGAGGTGTGCTGGAACATCACGTTTGACGCAAACTAAAGTTCTTCTAGAACAAAAAGCAAAGCCCCCGGTTTCGATCGGGGGTTCCTTTATGCCCAAATCTCCTTGGGCAGTGCGGAGCCCCGCACTACTGGGTGACAAGTTCACGAGGTGAGTGCTTTCCACCACCGTAAATTGAAACACGAATCAAAAAAGAGCGTTGCGATTGTGGTGAATGATCGTCGGATGGCTCGTTTTCTGACTTTTTTTGAGTTTGAACCGAGTATTTCCTCTTGGTTTTCCCTCATGTCGAACGTATGTTCGATCGATAGTCGAACAGGTGTTCGATTGCGACAGGGAGTTGGGTGTCGGGCGTCATGTGGCAAGTCGAACAAGTGTTCGATGCCCGACGGCCTGACGGTGGGTAGCGGTCGGTCCATGGTCGGGGCTTTCGGCCAGACTAACGGACGAACTCGGGAATGTCAAGCCATCACTTGATCTTTATAGTCGAACAGGTGTTCGATTGCGGAGGACCCGTGGGGAACGGTACCTAGATGGCAAGTCGAACAGGTGTTCGATCCCCGCGAAGGTGGGTTGGGTAAACGGGAGAGACGATGGCGGGGCTTTCCTGCACCCTACGAGGCGAGTCCACGAAAGTCAAGGATGAAAGTCTGCACAATCTCTTGACAGGGGAGATCGGATCGTGTAAGGTAGAGGTATGGATACATACAAGGTAAAGATGACACACGACGAAAGCGAACTGACAGAATCGGCCCTTCGCCACTTCCTCATTGCCGACATCGTGTCGGCGACGTTCGAGGCGACGGAAGCGTTGATCGTCAAGATCGCTGATCACAACCACTCAGTTCGGATGGTGGAGGACATGGATCGCCCACTGATCCCGATGAACGTGATTCCGACGAACTAGACATGGCAGGTCGCCGGCCCACTCAGCCGCGCAGACCGCCGGGAGCAGCCAACCGGCTCCCAGCCCTCCCTCGCTGTTCCACGGGGGAGGGCCTCTTCGCGTTATGGCCCGAAATCAACGACATCACCTGCGAGCCCCGCCCAGTACCATGGAGCCATGCGACTGTCCCTAGCCGACGACCACCTCATTCTCGACTTCCCCTACGACGCAATGCAGGTCGCCGAGGTGCGCCTACTCAAAGGCGCGAAGTGGGACAAAGTCGGTCGGGTGTGGCGTGCCCCCGTGTCCAGCCTCAACGAATGTCGAGATTTTGCAGCCGCCCACGAGTTCACCATCGACTCGGACGTTCTGCTGCTCACCCTCCCAGCGCACAAAAACCCCAGCCGCCGCATCTACGTCCACACGGATGGATTCATCTACCTCGCCTTCGCCTACGACCGCGTAGCCGTTACCTCCGCGAAGCAGATCCCCGGCATCACATGGGACAAGAAGACACACGCGTGGAAAGCCCCGATTACGAGCGTTGATGAAGTAGTGAGGTGGGGCGAGACATTCGATGTTCCCGTGGACGCAGCCGTCCGACAGGAGGCCAGCGTGGTCAGGGGTCGCCTGGAAACGACGATGGCAGCCAGCCGTGCCACCGACGCAGCCATCTGCATCCCCGACATGCTCGGCGAACTGCTCCCGTACCAGCGCGCCGGAGTGGCCTACGCCCTAGCCAGCCAACGCTGTTTCATCGCAGACGAGATGGGGTTGGGTAAGTCGGTTCAGGCAGCAGCCACAATCGAACTGTTGGCGTCACAGGGGGAGGATGTGTTTCCCGGGGCTGTGGTGTGCCCACCGAACTTGGTCGTGAACTGGCAAGCGGAGTGGTGGAAGTTCTTTCCCAATCGGAATGTCCAAATAGTCACAAACCGGAAAGAGTTTCCGGCTGACTACGACATCGTCGTGATTGGATACTCCAACATTAGCACATGGGTACGACAGTTGTCAAGTCACAAATCGTACATATTCGATGAGTCCCACTATTGCAAAACCCCAACAGCGCAGCGAACAAAGGTTGCCAAGCGCCTTGCGCGCTCCGCCGGCGTGAAAGCCCCGATATTGCTACTCACCGGAACGCCAGTCACCAACAGGCCAGCCGAGTACGCCGCACAGTTGGACATCCTCGGGCAGATCGACAAGTTCGGTGGGACGTGGGGGTTCTACCGAAGGTACTGCGATGCGTTCAAAGACAAGTGGGGGCAATGGCATCTGGAGGGGCACTCGAATCTTGAAGAACTCAACGATCGCCTGCGCTCCACCTGCTACATCCGTCGCACGAAGCCTGAGGTCATGAAGGAGTTGCCACCCATCGTCCACTCACCCGTGCTCGTTGCTGGCGCAAGCCCCGTCATGAAGGAATACGCCAAGGCGGAGGCCGACATCGTTCAGTACCTCGTTGATCGTGCCCGTGCCATCGCCAAAGAGATGGGGCTGAACCACCAGTCGGCCGCTGTCCGTGCGAGGTTCCGAGCCGAAGCGTCACAGCATCTCGTCAAGATTTCGGTGTTGAGACGCATCGCAGCCAAGGCGAAGATGGCAGCAGCCCACGAGTGGGTCACGGCACATACGGAAGCAGGGCACAAGGTTGTGGTCGCAGCGCACCACCGAGACATCGTTGACGAACTCGCTCGAGAACACGGAGGACTCAAGATCCAGGGAGGCATGAACGTTCACGAGGTGGAGGCAGCCAAGGCTGAGTTCCAGAACGGCGATACACAGGTCATGGTCCTCAGCATCCAAGCAGCCAAGTCGGGCCACACGCTCACCGCAGCCCAAGACATCCTGTTTGTTGAGCAGCCATGGACACCAGCCGATGTCGACCAAACCGTTGCGCGCCTACACCGCATCGGACAGCAGGGCTCAGTCACAGCGACGTACATGCTGACCGTCGGCACCATCGACCAGCAGATTTACGATCTGATCAACTCCAAGAGAAGTGTGGTGAACCAAGCAACTGAGGGCGTCACAGTCGGGGCTTCCGCCTCGACGAGCGACTTGGTGATGGATCTCGCTTTCCAGACCGGAAAGACTTGACAACTCCTTGACGGTCGACTAAGATGGGAGTAGTGAGAGAGGTGATGCTTTATGTGGATCTTCCCGATCCTCTGCATCGGCACCGTTCTCGGAGCCGTGATGCTGGTTGTTCACCGGATGTGAGCAAGACCCCCGGTCCAAGCCGGGGGTTTCTTCATGCCTTGATGCGGTTGGTGCCGGCGAGCCCCGGGGATGGGTGCCACCTGACCGGATATACCCGGCAGTTTCGGCGCTTCACCCGGATGGGAGGTACCTCACGCACGGCTGGGCTAAGCACCCGCTGCGATTCCCACGGTGTGCGTACACCCATCCCAACCTCAGTCTAGTTACGGTTGACAACCGGTGTCAAGGTGTTGTAGAATGAATGTATGAAGAAGAAGGGGCTAGCAGCAGTACTCACAGCGACAGTCATGGCGATGGCCGTGTGGGTGTTCGGCGCATCGAACGCAGCACACGCCAAGTTCACCTGTTCGCCGGCGTCAGTCGTGGTCCAAGCCTTCGACACCATCTGGCAGATCGCAACCGACAACTGCGAGGGCAACCTCCAGAATGCAGTCCATCACATGATCCAACTCAACGACGGATCGGCCATCCTCCAGATCGGCCAAGTCGTCCAGATCCCAGCGGAGAACTCATGATCTTCGTCTACCCTGCTGCCATCAAATACCCCGCCGGCATCAAACGCAATCGAGATCTAGATGCGAGCCATCTGTCGTTTTTGCGACGTTGCGGCATCCCCACCATGGAAGAACTGTGGGTCATAGGGAACAAACTCAACGTTGACTACAAGACCCGTATGGAGGCAGAAGCAAATGCCTATCAAGACTAAGACCCTCACGATTGAGATGACCGCCGAAGAGTTCGGTGCCCTAGCCGGCGCTGTCTCTACGGAGTGGCAGAAGCGCATGGACCAGAGCAACGCTGCTAGTCGCTACATCAGCATTCGCCTGCAAGACGCATGGATGAAGATGCTGCGCGCATGGCACGGCCCGGAGGTAGGGGACGGCATGTTGGCTTCCTCCGATTGGGTCACCCTGTTCACGCCCAGCCCTGCTCAGTTGTCGAAGAGTGACGTGCGGCGGGTGGCTAACCGGATGGTCGACATGGACGAAGATGACGGTCAGATAGCGGAAGTCATACCCATCCGCTAGAGACGCAAGTCGAATGCTAATGTGGCTACATGATCCCGGTCACAGGCAATAACGTCGATCTCTCCCTACTCCACCCGCGCTTCGTTAAACGACTAGAGGCTTTCTTTCAGGATCCTCAGATTGTCGGTCGGGTGAAGGTGAGCAGCGCCTGTCGCACCTACGCCAAGCAGGCGTACTTCTACAAGAAGTACAAGGCAGGAACCGGCAATCTTGCTGCCAACCCAGACCGCCGCTTCGGGGCCGGCGGGTGGTGGAGGGGAAGTTGGCACATGACGCAGGACGACGGATTTTGCTATGCGGTTGATTTCCACATGGTCAGCAACAAGATCGCCAAGTGGGAAGTCAACAACATCGCTGAACGCTACGGCGTCGTCCCCACCATCAAAGCCCGCGAGTGGTGGCATCACCAACCCCGAGATGCCAACGGATGGTTCGATGCCCCAGCAGTCAAAGAATCAAAAGAAGAGAAGGTTGAGATAAAAGTTGACTTTCTTGGCATCCTCGCCTTTATTGCTGATTGCGCAGCGCAGGTAGAAATTGAGGCGTTGTCGAAAAGGCGCAAGTCGCGAGGCCTCATCGTCAGCACCCTGCAAGAGCGCATCATCACGCTCGGCTTCTTTGGGACGATGAAGAACACCGGCGTGTACGGATGGCGCACCCATTGGGCCGTCAAGAAGTTCCAGAGAATGGAAGGACTCACCAAAGATGGGTGTGTCGGTCCTCAAACGTGGGAGCGTCTGTGGAGCCCGGAGTTCGTGTAGAGGAGTGCCCGTTCTGCGACATCGCAGCGCTGGACAGCGGATGGGAACCCAAGCCTGCTGGCGCGACTATCGGCCGGTCATCTGCTTCGTTCCTCGATCTCTACCCGGTCACACCCGGCCACTCGCTGGTTGTCCCACGACGACATGTTGTTGACGTGCTACTCCTGGACAGAGAAGAGCAAGCCGACCTGTGGTCGATGGTCACCTTGGTGGCAGATCGGCTCCGTGCCTTGGGGGCTACCGGTCTGAACATTGGTACGAACATCGGGGCTTCCGCTGGCCAGACGGTTGAGCACGCACATGTCCATGTCATTCCGCGACAGGACGGAGACGTGAGGGACCCCCGCGGGGGCGTTCGATGGGTCATTCCAGAGAAGGCGAGGTATTGGGCGATGCCCAACCATCCGGCATGAAGAAACACAAACAGCAACGCAAGGTCGATCAGGCTCAGAAGCGAGCGGAGTACCAGAAGAAGAAGAACCGGCGAGCGATGAAGAAAGTCAAGAAAGAAGCCACGCCGACTGGTCGGACTACTTATCCAAAGATGAAGTTTTGAGGCTTCAGGATTACGAGCCGGGTAAGGACATGGGGAAGGACTGGTACGACTGGAGAATCATACATCTGGTGGATGAGGTCAATCGCCTGATGGACCTGCTGTCCAATGCATCTGGGACTGGATCGGAGACGCCATTGGCATTCTTCGACCCGGTGTTTTATGACGCTACGGCTTCATCGTCCCGCACCTATGGCGAGATAATGGAAGCCCAGCGGGAGAAGCGGGGACTGGCTGAACAGGCAGCCGCCGACCATGCACGGGATGCACTCATAAACGAAACGATTGTCTGAGGTTAACCGGCGTGTGTTCGGTGGTTATCGACTGCACGTTGGCCGGTGAGGTTGTAACCGGCGTAGGTCCCATGGGTATCGCGGTGCCGGTGGCCGGTGAGATCATGACCGTCGTATCGGCTTAGGGTATCGGCTGTGCCATGGACGGTGAGGTTGTAACCGGCGGGGTCGAGATGGGTAACGCGTCCCTGCTAGCCGGTGAGATCAGGTTGTAGCCGGCGCATCGGAGTTGGGTATCGGAGGCTGTTCTAGCCGGTGAGATCAGGTTGTAACTGGCGGAGCGGTAATGGGTATCGTCAGAACTGTGGCCAGTGAGATCAGGTTGTAACCAGCGCCGGTTCGATGGGTGTCGGTTCAACTATGGCCGGTTATCGGAACTTAGCAAAATACTTGTAGGGCAGTTTCTCCAGCGGGATCGCTGTGTAGCAGGCACCACAGATTGTGTCTTTGTTGTAGCGGCTCAGGCGTGTGGTGCAGCCCTTTGTCTCACAGATTCTGTTGACTTTGTAACTCTTGACAGTAAGGGGCTGTGTCATGACGCCGGCGCTATTTGTTTGGGTATCGAGCGCAGCCTGGCCGGCGGATGGATTTTGGGGATCGCGGCAGACATGGCCAGTTAGTATCAGACGAGGGGTTTCGTGTAGAGATGCTCGTTGGCGAGCCATTCAGAACATACGACGGACCAGCCGGCCATTTCGGCCTGCCAACCCTTGTCGCCGATGACGATGATGTCGCCGACCATCATGGAGCGCACGCCTAATTGCTCGGGCAGGTCATCGCCGTCGATGTTCTGCATCGTCTTCCAGATTTCTTCCAGCCCGTACTCGCCAAGAAACTCGTTGACATCCATGCGGTGGGTTTCGTCGAGTTCGTCTAGGCGCGTGATGGATGGTGGGCTGAGTGGCGTCGTGCTCATCCAATCATGATCTTTGCGATAGTAGATAATTGCTTCCATAACCCCATCCTACTCGTCTGTCAAGGGAATGTCAAGTGCTTGTGTGCGGCGAAGGTGCTTGTCGATCTCGTATCTGAACTCAACCTCTGCCAGAGTCTCGGCATCGGCAGCCTTCAGGAACTCGGCAATCGCCTCATGTTTGTCGGCAGCCGCCTCATGTTTGGCTGGCTCGGAGATCACAGGATCACCCACGAATCCTCACCGGGGATCAAGCCCAAACGTGAGCCGGAGTCCCAGTTGATGTGAACGGTGCCGGCGTCGTCGATGCGACGCACAGTTCCCTGAGCGCCAGAGAGCAGGCTGGTGTACGCATCGCTAGTGCGAATCAGACGTACACGGTCACCTTTGTTGATGGTTACGGTTGTGGTCATGACCCCATCCTACTCGCCCGTCAAGGGAATGTCAAGTGTTTCCGGATGAATGCCGAGGGCGTCGGCCATGAGCCGGCGAGCCCCGTGGTAACGGCTCATTGTGGGCAGGTGCTGTTCAACTGCGATCCTCACCGTGCGCCAGTCGAGGTCGTCCAGTTGGGTGGTTGTCGTGGTCATTCTTCCTTTTCCCACCACTCGTACTCACGACGGAGCCGAGCGGTTGTCTTTCTCATCTGTCGAAGGGTGACGTACAGCGGGTGATTGTCAACACTCAAGTAGTCGACATCGATCTCTTTGGTTCGCTTCTCTAGGAGTTGGATTAGATCGCCCAACTGTTCCGTACTCATTGTGAATCGCGCTGGCAGGCGATCACATTCGAAGGTGAAGTGGATTCCGCCATCAGCCCAGAAGCAACCTTCGATTGCCTTGTACACAGAGGTCGGAAGACTGACCTTGTGCCGATGAGCGCGGGGGAGGCGAGCGTCTTTGGTCGTTTGGGGGCCGTGCACAACGAATGCGTCATCCAGTTTTATGACGGGGTAGCCGACCAAGGTGTGGAAGGAGTCGTCGCTCACGTTCTTGGCCCGTGTGTTCACAGCATGTAGTCCCTCATCAGAGAGAACTGGCCGCTGACGTAGTCGGAGAACCCGCCACGCATACGGAAGGACTTCTCCTTATCCCAGCCGACATCCTCGGTGACGATCTTCTGGAACTCCCACAGGGTCATGTTCGGGAGAGCCTTGCGTAGAACCTGAGCGAGAGCGAACAGGCTGTACTCTATGAAGTCATCCTCGTCGTGATGTTCGTGTACCCAGTCGGCGAACTCCCAGGTTTTGGTGGACTTGAGGAATCCAGCGAATTCACGCCGGTGCCGAATCTCAGCAGCAGAGTGTGCCTTGTGCGTTGCTTCGTGACGAGCCTTCTGGCGAGCCTTCTGTCGCGCTTCAGAGACGGCACTCATGCTTCGAGCGCCTTAACCGCGCATTCGATACAGGTTCCCGCGCCGGTGAACCAACGGCCCGAAACCCGACCGGGAAGTAGCGAAGCGAAAGAGTTTGTAGTCCACCCGTGCTTATCGCAGTCGATGCAGATTGCACGGGCGGGCTGGATGCTCGATCCGATCAACCATGTGTATAGAGCGTTCTTGAGTGCATGGGTAATGGTCGCCCCTTCGGCTGCTCCCCAGTTCCATTCCTTTGATGAGTCGTCCTCGTCTTGAGCCTCGATCCATCCGAAGTCCTCGTCGTACACGGCTCCCTCGATCGGGTGGTGTTCGTCTTGAGTCACGCTTGTTCCTTCTGATCATCGTCTTCGTGGACGACGCCGTAGGGACAGCATCGATCTATGACTTTGATCCCCATGGCTTTCTCTTCCTTGCACCATTCCTTGTCGGTTCCCTTGCGTGCTTCGTGAGCGTGGCGAACACCTTCGTTGTCAACGTTGGATGAGAAGTGCCCAGCCTTCGCCGCAACAGCCATCGCCGGGATCTCCATGCACAGCCATGCGCTGCAGTCGTGGCACAGGTGGAACGTCACGGGCTCATCACCCAAGAAGGGAGCGGTGTCCCAAAACCCGCCGTAGTACCCGCTGGCAGTCAGGTGGAGGCCACCGACTAACTGCGAGTTGAACTGGTCCTGCATGGTCTCGCCTTCAAAGACGGAACGAGTCGGGATGCCACAGCGGTCGCATGGGTAGCGTGTCGATGGGGTCATGCTCCCTCCGGACCAACGATTCGATAGAGGGCTTCGGACATCAGGTCATCGGGTACCTTCCACCCCATGTCCTTGCCCTGACGTAGAACTGCCAGCAGCACTTTGGCTAGTGCCTTGAGATCATCCCCGTTGAGATAGATCGGGATGTCGGCGTTGTATTCCAGTTTGGTATCCATGGTTTCCTCGTTGGTAGATAGGTGAGCCTTTTTGACTCTTGCTCAGGAGCGCTAACGGAAAGTCGGACGTAGACAAAGCCACCTAATCCCCGTTATATGTTGTGTGGACCCGAGGGTCCAATCCAATCTTACCGAAGGGATGCTGCGGTGTCAAGGCTTCCTGTGAAGAATCCAGATTTCTTACGCGGTCTAGATTTTCTCTCACTACGCAGCCTTGATTTCGACACGGTGCGAAAGCCCCGATGGTTGGTTCTCGGAGGTCGTGACTCACCCCGGTACACCACGGGTACACCACCGGTGCACCGTTTGTGGTGGGGGGATTCTGTTGCCACGCTCCCCCCGAGCGCCGAGTCTGAGTCAGTCTGAGCCTACGAGTGCCCACGGCTCCCAACCGAAGTCGCGCGGTTCCCCGAGCGTGTAGTTGGTGTTGGCCGTGAGGGCGTACCGAAGCAGGAAGTGCAAGTCTTCCAGCGTCGATGTCTCCGTGATCGGAGAGCCGTCCTCTAGGACATCATGGCCGATCACCGAGTCGGCAGTCAGGACGTATCCCCGACCACGCTTCGACTCGATGATGGCCCATCCTTCAACGTGTGGCATGTCTATTCACCCCCTTTCGTGGGTTCTGTGTTTTGTTCTCTACTCTTTAGACACCACGAGTGGGTCCAATCCGACCGGAATAGGTCGTCCCTATATAGAGGGCGTGAGCGGGTCCAATCCGACCGGAACTCCTGGGCTAATCTGAACGGCGTGACGACCGAGCATCGCAAGGCCCCCCGTCGCAAGATCGAGAGCATCGACCGCAAGGGCATCCACGGCTCCGTCAAGTACCACCACCTGCTGGAGTGTGGTCACACAGAGGTCCGCACCCGTGCGTCCAGAGCGCCCAAGTTGGGTTGTGCTTGGTGCTTCCGAACTGTGGAGAAGGAGCGTGATGTCGGGGCCGTCACACTGAGTCCGATTCGAGGCCTTGACTATGACGAGCGGTTGGGTCAGAATGAGATCTCAGTCGCCCGTCTTCGTGGATCACTTGCGTCGGCAATGGGCGTCCCGATTGAGGCGGTCGACTTGGTGGTAACGGAGAATGGAGCAGACTTGACAGTGGAGTCGGCGGTCGTGTTCCTCTCCCCCGGAGACATTGATCGGCTGACGCGTGGCTGATCTGCCCAAGTTTCTGAATGAGACTGGCGCTGCTCCACCCGTGGGTGGTGCTTGTAATGGCAAGCCAACCGAGTGGTGGTTTCCAGAGTTCTCCCAATCCATGACGCGGGAGGCCAAGCACTCGATCCTCCAGATCGAAGCAGATGCGATGAGGATCTGCTCCGGATGCACGGTTGCGAAGGAGTGTTTGGATTATTCGTTGTCTCACGAACCGTTCGGCATTTGGGGAGGGTTCAACGAACAGCAGCGGTTGAGGATCCGGCTAGATCGAAGAATCACGCCGTCCTACCGCACCCATGCGGGCTTGCGTCCTATTAAATCCAAGCGAATGCCGCATGTACCAGCACACCGATGACCTGCTTGCTCGCCTAGACGGCGTAGTCGCATCAGCAAATGGATGGGAGGCACGATGCCCCTGTCGTCAGGACGATAGGAACCCGTCGCTATCTATCCATGAGAACGACGACGGCCAGGTGCTCGTTCACTGCCATCGCAATGGGGGCTGCAGCACCAGCGACATCCTCAACGCTGTCGACCTCAGGATTACGGACCTCTTCGACAAGGACCCGCAGAAAGCGGCCGGCCGTGAGTACCCGAAGATTCAGCAGAAGAAACTCACGTTCGTCGCCTCCTACGACTACCAAGATGCCGACGGCACGCTGCTGTTCCAAAAGGTCCGCTTCACTGAGCCCGATGGGAAGAAGACCTTTCGGCAGAGGAAGCCCGACGGGAAGGGTGGCTGGGACTACAAACTCGGCGACATACCTAAGGTGCTTTACAACTTGCCTAACGTCCTTAGGCAGATGGAGGAAGGGCTACCCGTGTGGGTGGTGGAGGGGGAGAAGGACTGCGACACCCTCAACCGGATGGGTGCCTGTGCGACAACCATGCCCGGCGGTGCTGGCAAGTGGCTGGACAGACACACCCGTGCCCTCGCCGGAGCAACGGTGGACATCATTGTCGACAACGATGATCCAGGGAAGAGGCACGCAGCAGACGTAGAGATCCGATTGCGTGAGGCCGGCTGTGACGTGGCCGTATGGATTTGTCCCGAAGAGAAAGACATCACCGACCACATCGCAGCGGGTGGCACGACCGAACAACTGGCGTCGTGCACTCTGGATGACTACGGGAATACACCGCTACCCGAAGTTGAGGAAGTTGAGGAGGCGCCATTCTCACCCGTGGAGGACACGCTCTCTCAACTACGAGGGCTGTTGGACGACACCACACGATCACCTGCCAGCATCATGCACAAGGCAGCGTTGTTGTTGGGCACGGCAGAGGACACTCCCGATGCGAACCAAGGTCGGCTGGTGATGTGGGAAGACTTTGTCGCTGAGGACGACGACGATTCTTACGAGTGGTTGGTACCGGGGCTGCTCGAGAGGCGTGAGCGGGTCATCGTGGTTGCAGCAGAGGGAGTCGGCAAGACGATGCTTCTTCGGCAGTGCGCCATTCTTCCGGCGATGGGCGTTCAGCCTTTCACGTTTCAGCCCATGCCACCCATACGCACTCTCAGCGTTGATCTTGAAAACCCGGAGCGGATTATCCGACGGACATCGCGCAACATCATTGGTGCGGCCAAGTCGATGGGATACGAGCCGAATCTGGACGCCCATCTCTACATGAAGCCCGACGGATTTGATCTCCTGAAAATGTCCGACCGGCTGCTCTTGGAAAGCAAGATCGAAGAAGTCAAACCCGACCTGCTTCTACTCGGGCCTCTCTACAAGGCATTCGTTGATCCCGGCGGTCGGACGAGCGAAGCGGTCGCTACCGAAGTTGCCAAATACTTAGATACCCTTCGTGCCATCTACGGGGTGGCCCTATGGCTGGAGCATCACGCTCCGCTAGGCACGGGAACGAATCGTGATATGCGCCCGTTCGGCTCTGCTGTGTGGTCTCGATGGCCCGAGTTCGGAATCTCGATGACGCCCGATCCGACCCATGTGGGAGAATATGTATATCGCATAGCCCATTTCAGAGGTGCCCGTGACGAAAGACATTGGCCGGCTACCATGAAACGTGGAATTAAGTTTCCATTCGAAGTGATTGACTGGATGACGCACTAATGGCAGAAGCAACTAAGGCCACACTCACCCGTGAGTTTTTAGCCGAACGTGATGTTCGCATCTTCAAGATGAAGCAGGCCGGCATAGCCAGTCAGGAGATCGCCCGTAGATTCGGTGTCAGTGTTGCTGTCGTGGGCCGATCCGTGAACCGCCAACTCGAAAAGTTGAATTCTGAGGCACTTTTGGCGTACCCGGAGGTGCTTCGTATGGAGTTGGAGCGTTTAGACGCTTTGCAGGCGGCGATTTGGCCGATGACCCAACATCGGCGTCTCACGCTGGATGACGGTACGGAGGTCTCCGTGGAGCCGGATATGAAGGCAATCCAGCAGGTTCTCTCCGTAATGGATCGTCGGTCTAGACTGCTCGGTATGGAAGTCCAGCAGAAACAGGTGAATGTGTCGGTTGGGCTTGACGCCGCCACCGACTCGATCCGGCTCGCTATGGCAGGGGCGCAGGCTCTCCCTAGCGCCACCGCTCATTCACCCGAGCAGGAGGCCAAGCAACTGCTGGCCCTCATGGTGAAATCGGGCGTCGTCTCACCGACAGAGATTGAAGGCGCATTGGGAAAAATGGCATCTCAGGACCTGCTGAGAACAACAGAGATCGTTGATGCGGAGATAGTGGAAGATGAGGTAGATGATGGCGACTGAACCCATGAGTATCCCGGGTGGTGATCCGACGGTGACGGGCGACGATTCGATAGAGGTTTCCTTTTCGGTACCCCTACCCCCTATGCCGTTCGCGACAGCACCACCCGTGCGATCGCCGGCGAACAAACTGCATCCTGATGCCGCTAACTGGAACGAGCCAGATGAGGTACCTGGTATACCCGTGGGGCCTGCAATCGATGAGGCTGTTGAGGCAGTAGGGGGGGAGGCGACGTTTGCCCCCGGGCAGGACAACATCGAGGCTGCCATGCACGACCTGGCTGAGGACATGGACCTCACGGTGTCCACCAGGGTGAGTGACGACGATGGGCCTGCTGACAAGCAGATCCTCATACGGACCACCGAGAGCGACAGGGAACGGTGGAAGCGTGCTGCCGAGAGGGCCGACGTATCCCTGTCTGCCCTCATCAGAGACACCATGAATCTCAAGGTCACTGACATCCTCGACTGCTCACACCCCATGGAGTATCGACAGTCCTACCCGTGGGCTGAGTTCTGCACCAAGTGCGACGTGCGTCTGAGCGGATAGGGGCAGGGGTTGCTAGACACCAGAAAGGGGCAGGGGTTGCTAGTCAGCCTTGAGACATGGGAGTACGAGCATGCCTCCCTAGTAGGGGCACGCCGATACACGGCCAACTGGGGTAAGCAAGACGCCTCGTGGTATGACGCCGGGCGGATGGAGGATGACCGCACCGCTCAGGTAGCAGCAGCCGTATGTGAACTGGCTGTGGCCAAGGTCACCAACCGCTACTGGCATGCGCACATATGGCATGCGACTGAGCATCACAAGTTCAGGGACATGCCTGACGTGGGGCGCAACATCGAGGTGCGTCGGGTGCGTACATCCAAGAGCGCTGCTGTACGCAAGCACCAGGTGGGCATGGGGCTAGTGTTGTTCGTTGCCTGTGCCATACCCCCTGAGTTCAGGGAGGTGGATGTGCTGGGGTGGATCGACATGGATGAGGCGTGGGACAAGGGCGAGCCCTCCTCCTATGACAGCGAGACCACTCGACTAGTCTCTCCTATACACCTCACACCAGTAGGGGGAGAGTACTAGGAGAGAGCGATGCTCGAAGATGATGTTGTCGAGGACACACTCTCACGCCTATACCACCTAGCGCACACGGCACAGGAGCAGGGTGCACAGGAGGTACACCATGCCACCCGTGACGCCGCCGAAACCATCATGCTCTTGCAGGCAGAGGTCAAGGACATGAAGGCCGAGTACGACGAGCGGTACCAGTTGACCACTGACCTGGTGGTGGCACTCAAGCAGTACGTCGTCAACGCTGAGGGTGACCCTGTGCTGGGGCCTGCGATCAAGCAGTGGGTCAGGCTAGTGAGGTACGACGGGTGAGGCCAGCCGAGAGGTACGCCATCTGCCTTGAGTGCGAGGAGTTCAGGCGGTGGGCCAAGCAGTGCCGGGTGTGCAAGTGCATCATGCCGATCAAGGTACGGATCCCCTCAATGGCCTGCCCTCTAGGTAAGTGGTTACCCGTGGAGGACATGGACCTCTAGGTCCCTACCCCCTACCCCTATCCCCCACTGTGGGGTAGGACTATGACCTCGCCTTGCACCAACGCCCACGCCTCGACGTGTGAGTTCAATGTGACCACGTCATCGTAGGCGTGCTGCCTGTCACCACTGCACTGCCTGCTCACCACGCCCCACACCGAGTCGCCGGTAGCCCACACTGTGTGCTCACCACCAACACACGAGTAGTTGTCAGCGAGCGCAACGCTGACACCCAACAGCGCACTCATACCCATCACGCATACGCATACGCATAGACCCATCAGGCCGACCTTGCGCCACAACCAACGGCACGCCTTGAAGGGAAGCGACGGCATGTTCAGATGGGCAGGACGAATGGGAGGATTGTCGCCACGAACAAAGGCAACGCCATACTTCCACAGATAGGTCAGGCGCTTCATGTGTGTATGTGTGGGTGTGTGAGTGGTGTTTGTGTGTGAAGGGCCTGAGGATGGCTGTGTGTTGGGCTGAGGGGATGTGAGAGGGGCAGGCCTAGTGGCGTTGGCTTGAGCGATGGCTTGAACGATGGCTTCGATGTTGGCTTCGAAGGAGGCGGCATGGGGAGCGTGGGGAGGAGAAGAATTGGAGGGGGGGGTTGTGGTTCGGGCTGGAATCTCGCTTCCGGGGCTTTCGGGCACGACCCTGCTGCCCTGGCGGCGCATGAGTGGTGAATTCGTTTCACCGTTTTCTGGTTTGTTTAATCTCATATGTGGTCTCCTATTTTCCATCCGAGGATGGCTCCGGCTGGGAGTAGGAGGGCTATGGCCCACCATTCGCCTATTTGTCCGCCGGTGATGGTGGCGCTGATGGCGAAGATGGCGCCGAAGAAGAGGTTTTTGAGTGGGATTATTGTCATGTTTTTTGGTTGCTTTGTGGTGGGTTTGTGGTGGTTGCGTTCATAGTGAGAGTCCTATGGTGAGTGCCCATATGGCGGTGATGATGCAGATGCCTAGCCATAGGAGCGTGTGGATTCGGAGTTTTCGTTGAAGGAGTTTTTGGGAGCGGGTGCCGGTCATTTTGGTGAGTTCGTCGCCGTCGATTGGGAATGCGTATTCGACGTAGTCGTCGGAGATGAGGAGGATTTCTATGCAGGTGGCGATGATGGTGGTGGTTTGGGTGGTGTGGTCGTCGCCTTCTTCTTCGGTGGCGTGGGTGAGGTCGACGAGGTATGTTTCTAGTAGGGAGGCAGTGGTGGCCATGGGTTTTTCCTTGACGGCTGGAGGGGTGCCCGTTTATTTAAACTGGAGGGTTGCGTCTAGTATAGGTTAAGAAGTCCGTTTTTTTGTTATGTCGTTCCGGGCTTTGTGCATGCGCCTGTTTTCGGTGCGCATGACGTTGTCGCGTAGGGCTTCGCGTGCTTCGGTTTCGGTGAGCGTGTTGGCTTCGACGCCGAGTATTTGTGCTGCTCGGGCGATGATGTCTTTAAGGCTTTCGCGACCCATTATTCTCCGACGAGCCAACTCCACATTTTTTTCACTCGTGACTTCTTGGCTGCTGTGGGGGTTGACCGCCACA